TTCTGGAATAATACTTCACCAGTAATTGCGATACCAGAATCTGTTGTTGTTAGTTTAGTTGCACCACCGTCTTTAAGTACGACAGCACCACCAGTTGCATCTATTTCTAAATCACTGGTTTGATAATTTTTGATTTGCATTTTCTTTGGCATATTAGTATCCTGACGCTGTTAAGAAGATTGGTACAGAGGTATATTTAATTTCGCCAACTACTCTAACAAATTCTTCTGTTGTTATTCCTGCATATGGAGATGTGACAGTTACCTCTAAGAATAAGTCATTACCAGATGTTCTCTCTGCAACTGTAACACTTTCATAAATCTCGTCAGATCCTACACCTGATTCTGATATATCAAATGTTCCACCCTCTACTCGTGAGAATAAAATCTTTTTAGTAGCATAATACTTTTCAGTACCACCGTTACAGATAAAAGTAAGAAGTATTTCGCCACCACTTGTATATCTATCTACTGCATGAGAATAAACCTTTTTAACCATCTTACCATTTACCAGATCGTTAGCAGGGACTGGAACTGCATCTGACATTGTAGATGAGATTGATTCAGTAACTACGAATGGAATAAATGTAGGATTGTTTTGATTTGCAGTACTAATCTTTCCTAGATTGACTGAATCTACTAAATTGAGATTAGTAATTTGACTTAGACCTGCCGAAGCATCTACAAAGGTAAATCCTCCGTTTCCGTCTGTGGACAGCACTTGAGTTGCTGTACCGTCTGTAATACCAAAATCTAATATAGATGTTGGTGAGTTTGTGAGGTCTGCGTAAGCTCCGGAAAAAACGTCTGCATACAACTCGTCAAAGTTGCTTACGACTTTTATCATGGCATTTCTTATAGAATCGCCAGTTCCATCGTTTTCTTCTAGACCGTAATTAATTACTTGTTTAGCCATGATAGCTCCTGTTTATTTTATAGTTATTTATCTAAGAATTATCTGATGTAATGTTACCAGAGTCGACTGAATAAAGAACCGTGTCTGCTCGTACGGTTTGGTCGCCAACATCTTGGTTAGGACCAACAATGTCTGAACCACCTACGATATAATCATCTTTTACTCTTAATTGGAATTTGTGTGTTAAGTCTGGTCCTACTGCTTTGTTATAGATAAAGTTACCAAACATTTTAGTACCAGCAAGGTGCACAGTGTCTTTTAAAACTTTCTCGTATTTTTCTACAGCAACAGTAGATCTGATTTCATATGAGTATTCTTGATAAAAATCAGAGTCTTGTATTTTTCTTTTTGAATCGTAATACTCGAATATACCAGTATCTACGTTTGTTCTAAATCCATTGATATGCGATGTTTGACTTCCCCAGAAACCTGCAGTAATACCTTGAGAATCTGCACTCAAGATACCTTTAGCATGTTTCTTACCATCATCGTCTACGAGGAAACATTCTTCTCCATCAACATATGCAAAACCAGAATCTCGTATTTCTGCTTCAAGTATCTTACCTTGAGAGAATAATGTTCTATTCTTTACGATTGCACTTTCGCCGAATCTTTTAGATGTGTAATCTCTTTCTACAGCAAGTACGTCATAGGTAGAACCTTTATACGTAATAGAATCAGTACCTGAAGATGATTTGAATCCATAATAACTAAACGGTCTTACATAAAGTGCCTGTAAGTCATTATCGATTTTAGTAATAACACCGTTTGTATTAGTAGACCCTTGATAAATTGTATCGCCTGGCGAAAAGCCAGCATTAAAATCTGCAATTAAAAGAACTTGTTCGTATCTTTCAAAGGCGATCATTTGCTCGTCAAGAACTAAAGTAAATGTATCGTTAATATAATCTTCACCTGGATTAATATTTTCAAACGATTCAATTGTACCAATATCAAATGGTGTTAAATCAAATGCTTGATTCATCGGTGTTGCTAATGTAACAGGATTTGCACTTCCTGACATAAGTTCAGCAGCTGGTGGATTCGCGTTAAAGTTTGAAGAGTTTAATGGTACCAAAGTAAATGGATTAATAATGTCTGTGATTAAACTAATTGATTCGATATTAGTTAAAGCTTCTACTTTTGCATGTTCAATATTACCCGTATTTGCATATAACGGACCTGGCGCAGAATCATTTTTAGGTGCAACACCAAAGATCTCACCGGTTTCGGTTGCTGGATTATATTGTGTTAAAGTAATATTTGTAGTTCTATCTCTTGTAGAAATAGCTCTTGAGAATGCAAACTCTTCGCCTGGCTCCATTTTAATGCCAACGGTAGATGAGTTTTGACCAATAACAGTACCTTCATTACCAGCAGTATCTACTAATACTTCTAATACTTCAAATAGAGGCGGATCGTTATCTAAAATAACAACCTGATTAGAACTAAGGATTTTTGTATTTGGAATTGTATAACCAAATCCACCATCTAATAATTTATAATCTACTGTACCGGTAAATTCTTCAACGAGCTTAGTTACAATTGCTTTACCACCGGTGCCGAATGTTGATTTGATATTAAAAATATCACCAACGTTATTACCCGTAGTTGCAATATAATCTTCTGGATCAATTAAAATAGAAGATGCAGAACCATTTAATTTACCAAAGGCAATATCTTCACCACCAAAGCGAGCTAAAATATCGTCGTACTTAGTAAAGTTGCCCTTTACTTTAACAAGATAAACGATTGGTGTCAAGGTAGAATTTAGATAAACAAAATTAATTTTATCTACAATTGCAGTTGCTTTTGATATAGAACCAGTAATGTCTTTACTTAAAAGATCTGCATAAGTATATTCTATAGTTTTAGAACTGTTATAAAACGAGTTATGATTTTTATATAACTGAAGATAAGTACCTGTACGCCATTTAGAATCAGATGGCTTAAACATAAACTGTGACGGATATCTTACAATAATATCTTCTTCGTAAAACATTCTAAAGAATAAACGCAGACCGCTTTCGGTACCTTTTCTTCTATAAAGGTCCATAATATTACGGATCAAGAATCTTACAGTTGTATCATCTTCGATCGGTGGTAGATCTGACATATATTTCTTTTTAAAGAATATAATCATAGAGGAAAGAGTAGTACCCACATCTCTATATTCAAACATTCTTCTAGAGTTATATACACCCATCTTAGGATCTGTTTCTACAAACCTATAGTATTGTTCAACCATGTCAACAAGTTCAGGTCCATACTCTCTGAAATAAGCAGGGAACTGATTAGCAATTTTAAATGCTATATTTTTTTCAACTAATGTGACTTGGTTATCAGCCATTTACTTAACCTCTTTCATACCCACTGTTGTATCAAGATCTTTAATTAAAAAGATTCTTCCAGCCGGTGCTTTAATATCGTCTAATTTAGTAGTAACCATAATAGTAATACCTGAACCGTCTGCAAACCCACCAACCGAGAAATTAATTAAGTTAATCTCACCAGTTTTATAATTTACTTTACCAGCATTTGGAATAACAACTTTTGGATTTACTAAGTCTGAAGTTACAATTTGAATATTACCGTCACCATCGTCTTGGAAGAATGAATCTACGAAGTTATATTCGAACACACTACTTTTAACTGCAGGTTTATAATCAGCAAATCCATTAGCATCTTTAAATGGATATGGTTTAACTAATTCTGCATAAAACTTAAATGATGGTGATTGAGCAGTATTTAATGCTGGAGAATATCTTACGTAAGGACATACTGACAAACTGTTACTTTCAATAGAAGTATCAGCTGCATCAATTAATTTAGATAGTTTTGACAATCTTAATGTAACATTAAAGTTATCTAAGTTAGTCGAGTTATAAGATGTAATTGCATTTCTTACAAGTGTTTCAATTTCGCCAGATGATCTCTTAGCTATCTTAGGATTGTAATTAACATCTACGTTTACACAACCGTACATAAATTCTGATTCAACAAATACTGGTTCAACAGCAATTGGACTCTTGTCTTTTAAGTAATCGATATATGTAGCTGATATTGTTTCTGATAATCCATCGCGACCTTCGCCAAGATAAACAGAAATAGCAACTCTACCAAACTGTGGAGGATCTAGTTCTTCACCACCATATGCTGCAATGGCTTTAATTTCTGGGAACTGAGATTGTAATAAGATTTCATAATCTTTAGATGTTACTGCTCTTTCTTGAATTTGTAAAGACTTAGGAGCAAAATAACGAATGCTTTCGAGTGTTTCTCTTTCAGCGCCACCTGCTGCTGGTGTTGTTGTGACTGTTACCTCTGATGCAGTGTCTGATGTAAGCTGAAGATTAAACGTTTTTGCACCATTTGATTCTGCACCAGATGTAATTCTATATCTTACACGGATATCTTCAAATGCTTGTGGTTGTAAACCAAATTTGTTATTACCAAAGTAAACAACATATCTACCATCGTAATATGGTTCTACATAGAATACTTTATCAAGAGGACCAACTCCAAAAATATCATTCTTTCTAATAAAGATGTTTTCATCGTCAGTTGCTTCAGCGTCAACAAACACTACGATTGAATCTGTATCAGCATTTTCATTTGATAAGATAACCCGTAGAACACCGTCGTCACCGATAAAGTAACCTTCTCTTTCAAAGGATGCTAGCATTTCGCCTTCAAATATTTCAATGTCTGCACATGTAAATGTACCTGGCGCGATCTTACGAGCAATATGTGCTTTATCTGTAACATAGTTATATCGTACACCTTGGAATTCTGTTGTAAATGTAGAATACGCAGGAATAGTAATTGTTTGACCTAGTACCGTGGCGTCTGTAATTGTAGTTGTAACAACCGCTCTTGCAGATGAGCGAGAACGTGGTAAGTAGTTTAACTCTTTTGCATGTGACATAACTGAGTTCTTTAAGACAGCCGAATCTAAGAACATCTCGTTGATTGCCATATTGGTATAGAAATTATTTTGAAAGGTATTATATGAGAGTACATCTAAAAAGACGCTCATGTTTGAACCTTCAAAGTTGTAGTCTTTGAATTGAGTTTGATTTCTCAAATAATCTTTAAATTGAGATTTAATTGTTTCAAAATCTAATTCTGAAATGTCTAACTTGGCCATTTACCTAGTCCTCTCTAAAAATACATCAAGCGATATCGGCTGCTCTACGTTCCTGATGTAAAAAGTAATACTTATGTTAACAGCGTTGTCGTCTATATTAGAACTTGCTGTGACGTCCTGAAGCTCTGCTCTAGGTTCGTATAAATTAATTGTTGATCTTACATTTTCTTCTATCAACTTTAAAGTTGCAGGAGTAAGATTTTCAAATATCATTGCATATATGTTGCCACCTAGTTTAGGCTGCATTAGTCTTTCACCACGATCAGTGAGGATTAAATTTTTAATCGACTCTTTAACTGAATCTTCATCTTTAAATAATGTTAAATCACCCGACAGCGGGCTTATCTCAAGATCCTTCTTGAAATCAGAATATATTGATATTTTTTTACTACTCGTTGTAAGTAATCTAGCTACCATTATCTTTTATCCCATGTTCGTGCTGGTCCCATATCGCAATGGAAGAAGGAATTGTAAAATCCAAAACCTCTAAATCCAAAACTACGAGCCAGATCTTGAAAAGTATCAAGTTTTCTGCCTCTATTTCTAAACCCATTCCATGTTAAATCTGCTGCCTTACCGCTTAAGTGCTGAGACGAAGTTGCACCATCTACGCGCTCATTATAAACCGGATTTCTATAACCACTGTTTAGAATAATAGGACCACTAAAGACGCCTTCTTCTACTGCGGCCTTTTGCAATCTCATTATAGCAATTCTGATATCAGGTGTCAATTTAGTCCAGCCTTCATGTTTATTCTGCATACGGATTGTCCACCCACCTTGTATACGTATTAGCGGATGTCTATTATCTTTAATATCTTCCCAAGATGGTACACCTGCAATTTCCTCAACAGTTGGAGGAATCATATTTCTATTTGTTGGTCGAGCACCATCGGGTGCGTTTGGAGGAAGTCCTGACCATACGCGCCTAGCATTATTTATTAATTCTTGGCGGCCCTCTTCTGTAGCTCTTATGCCACCAGCCCTAATTGCTTCGCCAGTTACTCTATTACTTGCATTTGAAAGAGTGTTAAACACTTCATCATATCTATTAGCAAAATCGTTTAAAGGATCTTTAAGCTTTTTAAATACTCCTTCTATACCAGCAGCCATACCGCATAAGCGAGAAATTAACATAAAGATTTCTTCTATTGATGGGTTTTCAAATAATCCAACTGCATAATTAATAATACTTTGAATCTTCTCTTTAATTAATTCTGCATTCTCTTCTCCACAAACGCTTGATAAAGCAGATTTCTTTTCTTCGCCATCTTTTGCAGCCTGAACTTGTGCAGGAGATGGGTTAGGAATGTTTGTTCCAATAATAGCAGATACATCAAAGTTAGAAATTGACTGACAAACTTTTAAGATTGCAGCCTTTACCATTTCACTAATCTTTTCTTTGATTGCTTCGATAATTGCTTTTACTTTAATAGCTTCAAATGCAGCAAGAATTTCATTCTTAATGTTTTTAATCTTCTTTAAAAAAGTAAATACATCTTGAATAAATCCGTCAATTTTGTTAAGAATATCAAAGAAAGAATTAATAGCTCCAAATATATTATTAAACAATCCACAAAAACCACCTAAAATACTATCAGAAAAATCACCGTTGTAATATGAATTAAGTTCATCTAAAAACCTAGAGCCTTTAGCATTACCTGATTTAATTGCTGTAGCAGGTGTATAGTTACTGTTCTCCATAAATGAAGCCCACTCTAATGCAGTAATAGGACCTTGTTGTAATCTTGCATCTAATACTTTATAATCAGGGAGTTGTTCTTTAACATATTCCCTATTCATAAAGTCATTATTAATTTGAGCAACTGAGTCATAAAAATCAGGATATCTGTTTACCATGTTTTTCAAAGGGTTGTTATTTCTAACATCTTCTACAATACTATCTGTAAATTTCTTTTCAAACAACTCTACTTGAGCCAAAGTATATTCGCCATTGCCATTATCCAATGGACCTGGCGCAACTTTATTTCTTTCATATATCGGTGTTAAACAACTAGCGCAAAGACCTTTTCCTGGTTGACATGTACAAGCCATTATTGAGCACCTCCTGTAGTTATAGTTGGATCGCCTGGTAGAGCAGTAGCAATATCATTTGCATTTTTAACTGCGTCAATTGCATCTAAGAATGCTTGAACAGTCGTAAGCGCTCTATTGCCTGCACTATCCCCTGCATATTTACTTCTACCAGCATTTTCACCTGATACAAGCGGTAATGAAGCCCATTCGCTTGCAAGGTTATTACCAAATTGTTCTCTTGTAATATCACCGTTTAGGAATCGTGTTAAGCCTCTTCCTTCAAGTAATACTGTGGCCATTTTATCTTGGTTAATTGGACTAAATAAATCTCCAGCTGATAATCCTGCTCTAACATATAGAGGTCTGCCTGGACCAGTTGTTAAATCGTTATTATATCCACGTAAGGTATCTTCCATAATTTGATATCTACCAGAAGCTTCTGAGTTTTGAGTTGCGTCAATAGATTCTTGCCAATCTAATACTTCTTGTATAGTCATTTCAGTAAGAGGTCTTGTAGGATAACGTGATTGTGATACTAAACCAGATATATCGTCATAGCCATCTGATTCTTTATTTCCAATAAAGTCAAGTAATGGTGTAACCGCACCTTGTGTTGCCGCAGAAATATCACCAAGTACCGTAGGAGTTGATTGACCAGTACCTTCGCCACCATGATCTCTAGCTGCATAACCAGACCCGCCAAGTGAGCCTTCATCTTCTGGTGGTAGAATAGATGTAGATTTAGTAACAGGCTCTGGTGCTACGACTGTCGCTGCGTACCAAGCAATTTCTGGAGTCTGAGATCCAGGTACAAACGGTAGTTGACCAATAGGTGGTACTGCAACTCGTACAGTAGCTGCTGTTGCTATAGTACTTGCGATATTAGGTCTAGCTAATCCACCACCTAAGTTAACAAATGTATCTATATTAACGATAGGTGATTTAATATTTGTTTGAGTTCCACCACCAATCGCGACGTCGATAGTAGCGCCAAGTTCAAGAGTTGCACCTGCAGATATAGCAGCAACACCTGCAGCTTTTACACCCCAAGTAGTTGATAGCTGATTAATAGCAATCGCAGATAAATTCATTTCAGCAACTGATTGAATATTTACCTGTGTAAGACCTCTTAATCCTAATTTATCTGTAGCATCCACCAGAATCTTTTCTGCTTTAACTGATATACCACCATAAACAGGAAGTGATCCTAGTCTAGGGTTGGCTAAACTACCAGCTGATAACTGTAATTCTTTACCGGCGTTAATGGCGAGTGTACCAGAAGCTGCATTTACTTTAACATCTCCACCACCTCTAATTTGAACTTGCTCACCACCTTGAATTGTAGATTGACCACCTACTGATAAATGATGGTTGCCGTGAACTAGTGTTTGTAAATCGCCTTCGATTTCTTCTACTTTATTTCCTCGTACGTATACATAGCTATTACCCATAATTGTAACAGTACTCATACCGCCTACAACCACATGTTGTTTTCTATCCATTACGTCATACTGATCACCAGTAGTTTTATTTGTAGTAGTACCACGAGAATCAATTTCGATAAATGATCCTGATTTATGTCTTATTGTAATACGCTCTTCGTTAGGTGTATCATCTAATTCAATACTATGGTGAGCTGTTTCAATTATTCTATTGTGTGGATATTCCGTATTGTAAGATGCAGTAGGTTGGTTCCATGTTTCATCTGAACCACCAATTTTAACTCCAATAGCTCTTCCCATTTCTTGAGTAAGTACTGCAGTTTCTTGTATGTATTCACCACGCATTAATCTTGATTGTTGTGGTTGCATTACATCTTCTGGTTTAGAACCATGCGCTAATTCGTTAGCTTGTTCAAATGGTACAGCACCCCAGCCATTCTTTTCAGGATCGATAACTGTGGCATATTGAGTTGGAATTAATCCCATAACCATAGGCTCTTGCGCATCTCTTCCATCGAGGAACATTCCCATTACAAAGCTGTTTACTTTTGGTAAACTATTTGGGTTATAATCACCTTGAAGACAAATGGCCCAAGGCAAATCATCAGAAGGAACTTGCTTATTTGTACCATGCACACCAAATGCACGTACTTGCACACGACCTTCTCTGCGTGGATCTACGTTGTTTTCAATCACACCAATAAAAAATAAAGGATCTTTAATCCCTACACCTTGCTCCATTATCTAGGGCCTCCATTATTTAAATCTAGTACCGTCTGTGGAATATCTCTTGATTCAGTCGGTCTGGTTGCAGTGTCCCAATCAAATTTGACTAGTTTAAGCAACGTAGTTAATGTTCCACCTTCGTCAACGTCATAGACAGCTGACTGCACCAAATATCTACCAGATAAACTATTATTTTTTTCTGTTGCATCTGTTGAGTTTAAAGCTTTCATATCAAGATTAGCCATCTCGCCTGGAGTAATATCTAATCTACCTTTTAATGATACTGCTAAAGAAGTATTATTTAAATGATGATAATATGAGATTCTGTTATGAGCTATTTCTGCTAGATGTCTATCTACATTTAAGTTACTTGGAATATCGCCTGGTCTTGAATAGTTTCTAAACACCATAAGCTTCTTTGCATTCTCATCAGTAAATGCATCTGTTCTAAACTGTTCTGTATGTGGATTACTTTCAGGATTTCTTTGTGCACCAGTCATATCAATATATCTAGAATTGTCGAAATTAAATTTACTTACTGTCATATCTCTACGCATTAAATTTACTTCGATTACATCATTTCTATAAGACCCAACTGCTACATCCATCGCAGAATCGATACCTTTTGAAAGAATTGATATTTCTTCTACTCTTTCAATGGCAGCATCTTGGTTTGTACCATCGTTTGGTACGTCTGGAGCATAAAATAAGTTATGAACAATCTCAGGATCTTTAATAAAATATTCGTCAGTACAAAAATAAAAGTTTTTAAATGTTTCAAAGAATCTAAAAGTTTGTGATGGTGTATCAGGATTATA